CCAGATTTGTATTTATATTTGTTAGATTTTGCTTTTACAAACTTCTGCCATCCGTTTAAAGCACGCTTTGATTCAACTTTAGTTTGCCTTTCTGCTGCTTTCTGTATTCTAAGGCCGCCTGATCCAAGACCTACTCCACCTTTAGCAAGACCTTCTGCAATATCTGTTTGAACGCCTTTCTCCTCTAACATTTTTTGAATAATAGAAGCAAGGGCGGTTTCTGCTTTTGTTGCTTTAGCCATTATTTCACCTTAAGATTGTGACAATGAAAGTGCAATTGAGTTTGTTTGGGTTGCTGACTCGATTGTGCATTCAAGAACATATGTAATTTTTACATCAACACCGGCTGCTGTAGATTGGTCTACGCCGAGAAATAATGCGTCGACGCCTACTAAATAGCCCTTGGAAAAATTTTGCGGGGCTACGTCGAAGTCTTGAGTAGCAAAAACAGTTTTGTAAACAGCATTTGCATTCATGGCAGCGTCAGAAGAATGTAGTCCATTGTATAATTGCATAGATCCTGTAGCTACTACAGATTTATCATCCGCAAAAACTAATGCACTTTGACTCTGGGTTGTTAATTGATGACCAATTTTTAATGTGTCAGTAGCGAGAATATTTCCCTCAGGACCAGAACTTGCCGCGATCTGTGGCGCGATGTTATGGATGCGGAGCAATTGGGCGCTTTTCGTCCCCAAGTTGACATACGCGCCTAAATCAAGTTCCTCTTGTGTGTAGGTTGTTCCGTTCGACGTTACGCTTACTCTGATAAAAAATGCATCACTCTTTGCCATGGCTTCCGCATTACGGTAAGGTTTATGAATATTTTTACCGGATTTCAAAAACCTGGTTTACGGATTTCGGAGTTCTACCGACTATCCTTGCGCCGGAGGCGTCCCGTTCACTAAGGGCATCTATACCGCCACCCCACCCATCCTACCTAATGTGTAGCCGTATTCTTAATGAATGTAGCCATGGCTGCGTCTTTTTTTAAATCAAATAATATTATATATATACAGTATGTGCGAAATACATGAGCGGAACACCGTTATACAGAATAATATGCCGAAAAAGAAGTGATAACCCTACATATAATGGCGAAGATGTAGTGTATTGGATGCCTAGAAGAGCAGGTTATACTACGAATCGCCATCATGCTGGCCTTTATACTGCTTTAGAACTTGACGAATGTGCTGGATATGGCTTTGATTGGTTTGCTGAGAGGGTGAGAAACTAATGCCACACCTAATATCAGCAACATTAACAGAAGATGCATACAAAGTATATTGTAGATGGAAGTCTACACGATCAGCAAGTGCAAAGATTAGCATGGCAATGTCTGAACTTGAACAGATCCAAGAATTAAATGAGGCAGTAATAACACAATTGAATATTCATAAAGCAAGATGGAAGTGGATGCGAGAGAATTTAATGAAAGAAATGATAATCGGAGAAAAAAACGCTATTCAAATTTTAGATTTGGCATGTCAAACAGATCATTTGTATTATAGAAGGGATTGATGAAAGTGAAAATGAAAGTGAAACTAGATAGGATTGTATTATGGTGTTGTGATTCGGAGATCATCAAACCTTTTCCTGCACCTCTTTTTATGATCTGTCCAAATTGTGGAACTAAAAAACCGAGTCAAATGAAAATTACTTTGAGTTAAACAGTATTATTCATCCATAGCGCACTAAGAACAGCAACTAATCCTAACATGACCTTCCAGATAGGGTGTTTTGGGTCTGCTAATGTTTTTTCAACATCATCATTCATTAATCAGCACCTTGACTTTTATTCCTAACCATAGCCAAAGCACCTTCAAAAGTAGAAATGTCATACTTTTCTAATTCAATCATATAATTAATTTCTGCTGATCCTGCATTTTCACCTTGAATGAATAAATCTTGAACTATTAAATTATCTGGATCAATAATACTTCTACCAAAAACTGGAGAACTAGTAACTCTGACTTCTGATACTGCCCAAGCAATTTGGGTTTGGTCGTCCCATTTCCAACCTAAATCTGTTGTAGGTTCTGTTGTTAATTTTGCGTTACAATCTCCAGAGGAGGCATTTGGGTCTTTTGCTGCAATAATAAAATTAATTACACGAAATGCAGTATCAAACCTTCCATCATCTAAAAGTATTCTATTTGAATTAGAGTCTGCTTTTATTCGACCTCTCATAGTATATGTGCCTATTTTCTTCATTTCTTCTTCTTCCTCCCTGCGGGTGTCTTTTTGAAGGCAGCAGACATTGCCTTAAAATTAACTTGGCCTTTCTTTTTCCCAGATTTGTATTTATATTTGTTAGATTTTGCTTTTACAAACTTCTGCCATCCGTTTAAAGCACGCTTTGATTCAACTTTAGTTTGCCTTTCTGCTGCTTTCTGTATTCTAAGGCCGCCTGAT